TTTCAAAATCTGCTGGCAAATCCGTGACCAAATCGGACGCCGTAGGCATTTGCCACGAAAAGGGGGTCGTTGGGTTTGTAATTGGATTCTCCTTTGTTAAGTGATAATTGTTGCACGCGCCCAGTCAAGCGTTGGCGACACGCCCGACCAAGTAAATGTGTTGGAAATTTCGTCCCACTGCAATGCCTGCAATGAATAAGCAACGGGCGAAAGATTGACCGAAATTGAAAGGGTGTTGTAACCCGCACGGAATGTCCAGCCTTCGACGAAACCCTGGAAAATCGACCCCATGTTGGCAGGTAGGTCATTGATCGCAACTGGCATGCCCATGAAGATTTCGATCAAGGCGTCACGGTCAGCATTGTCCACTTCAGGATTGGTCAAGTCGTATGTGATCTCACTAAAAATTGGTTGCGGGTCTTTACGCAGTGCCAAATAGAAATCAGCCTGGTCAGTTGCGTCGGTTGAATTGTGCAAGGTTGTCGTGATGATTTGGGAAAGTGTGCCATAACTTAAAATTGAATCGGCGTCGCTTGCGCTGACTTCGCTGCTGCTGGTTGCCCCGTATTTGATTGTGACATTGTTGCGAACGTCGCCCGCACGGGTTTCAATTCGCAAACCTGCTGCGCGTGCCTGGTTTGCAGTTATTTGAACGTAACCGTTTGCCGATAGGTAAATGCTTCGGTGTAATGCCGCAGCGTAGGAAATGCGCCCCTGCGCGTCCTCGTAAATGTATCCCAGCCCTGAAGTTGCCAATGCCGAAACCAATGAGTACACGTCGGTTCGATTGCTTGAACGGGCTGCCAATTCGTAATCGCCTGGTTGATCGATCTCACCCAAACCAATGTTGCCAGCCGTTGCCCAGGTTGCCGTTGGGCTATAAGTTACCCAGGTCAATGCCCCTGGCACTTCAGCCCATGTTTCAAGCAATAGGTCTGAAAGTATCGCGTAAATCTGATTGCCGTCAAAATCCTTTGACAAAACGCCATTGGTCAACGCCTTTGGCAGACGTGCCAATGCACCCAATGCCGTGATCGAATAAGTCTGCGTAAACATAGTTGACCCGACGTCACGCACTTCCAGTCCAATGTCCACGACGTTGCCCCCGAAGATTGGGACAAATGTGTTTGACGTATCCTTGACCTGAATTGAAATGCTTGAATTGATTGCAACGGGAATTGTCGCCTCGTTGACGTCGATCAATTGAATGTTGGTGTATCCCGCTTGCGCCTGCTCATAAATGTTTGTGCGACCGCTTTGAACGGTCAGGTTTGCCAAAACCGCAGACGTGTACTCAACCCCGTCAATTGTGACTTTCCAAACGGGTGACCACTGCGTCATGCTATTTGCAGGTTAGTTGCGCCGCCTGTGCCGCGATAGTAGGAATTGTTTAAGGTGTCAACGATTGTGCGGGCAGTGCCTTCCTTGTCAAATGCACCAGTTACCGTCAAGTTGATTGTTGTGCCCATTGAAGCGGCTTCGGCTTCACGGAAACGACCCGCATTAAATGAACCCGTCACAATGTTGTTTGCAGCTGACGCAGCCGAAGCAACCGCCCCTGCAATACCGTTAGTCGTGCCACCACCTGTTATGCCACCCCCAGCAGTTGTCACGTTGCCCGTTGAAGCCGTGCTTGTTGGTGTCGTTGAAACTGCACCCGTTGACATTGAAAAATTACCCAGCGCACCCGTCGCAGTTGAAGCCGCACCGATCTTTGGAATTGGTGGGATGTCTTTTCCTGTTTGGATTAGGTTGTAACCCTTAATGATTAGATTGATACCGTCAATGGCAGTGTTCAGCAATGGTTTGATCGCACCCAAAACTTTGGCAATGATCGTGATAACCAATTCGGCAATGTCGCCAACGACCTTCAATGAATCGCCAATTGCCTTACCGATCAATGGGGCAATAAATTTGACCACGTCCCAAAACGCTTTGAATTCGTCCTTGCTATTAAGCACGGCAGTTTTGACGCTATCAAAAACCGACTTCACACCTTCAATAATTGGCGTGAATGTCTTTTTCAAGGTCGTGCCAACGTCGGTGATAACCTTGCCGAACCCGTCGCCTTCGGTCAGGCTGAAGGCTTTTGAAAATGCCTGGATTGCTGGCAATGCGTTTTGATTGATGAATTTCAATAATGTGTCAAGGATTGGAAGCAACGCAGTTCCAATTGTTTCTTTCGCTTCGTCGAAGGCGACCTGAACCCGTGCAATTTGTCCCGCGTAAGTGTTCGCGTTTCGTGCTGCTGCGCCACCAAATAATTCAGTCAGGCGACCTTGCACCTGCTCAAATGACATTGTTTTCAGTTCGGCAGTAGATAAGCCAACGCCCAATTTACCCAGGGCGGTCGTGTTGCCGTCATAAGCCTTCGCAAGTGAATTGGCAATTGCTTCGACTGGCTTGCCAGTTGCCGCGCTAATGTCCAGGGCGGTTGAAAGTAAATCTTGCGCCTTTGTAATGTCGCCCGTCGATCTAACCAGGCGACCTAATGCTGGACGCAATTCGTCGTCAGCAACACCCGTGGCAAGTGACATTTGAAGAATTGAATCTTCGGTTGCTTTGATTTGTGCCTGGGTTGCACCCGTTGCGTTTTCCAATGCCAACGCCAATTGTGTCTGCGCCTTTTCGTCAGCAATGGCAGCCTTTACACCTTCGATACCAATTGCAATTGCAGCAGCACCAGCAGCGGCAGCAGCTGCGGCAAACGCTTTACCAATTGCAACGCCTGCCTTGCCAACCTTGTCGCCAAATGAATCAACGTCACCTGAAGCGGTTTTCAGCGATTTGTTAAGATTGTCAACGTCTCCAAGAATGGAAAGTTTAAGGGTGCGACTGCCAGCCATTAGTCGTACTTCCTAACTATTGTTGAAAATGCTTCTTCCCATTTTTTGATGATTTCAGGTTGTGCACTTCGAAGTGTTGGATAGATAAACCAACCGCGTGAACCGCGACCTTCCCGACCTGACCACACTGGGAATTGCTTAAAACGATTTGAACCAAATTCGTATCCGCCCCAAACCTGTTGGGTCGTACCGCCGCCACTTAGTTTTTGGGCAGCAAAACCAAATGAAATCTCACCGATTTTTGACGACTTTGAAACTTTCGAACCCTGGGCGATTTTGGGTGCAACGCGATTGGTCGATTGATTAGCGGTTGCAATGATTTTCGTGCGAACGTACTCAGCCAATTCGGAAGTTTGCTTTTTTGCTTGCTGGGTTGCTTCTTCGTCCATTGCCTTAAACGATCGCAAAATGGCACGCAATTCGGCTTTGTCATAACTGATCGCTTCAGTCGCCATTTGCGCGCCTTTCCAAAATCTCAAGTATCGTCAAAATGTCTTCGGCACTTTCAAACTCATTTGGAGATAGCCCCGTTGCCAGGGCTATTTCCCAAACGATTCGACTTAGGCTTCCGACTGGGTGGCTTTTGGGTTTGCTTCACCGACGATCACTTCGGAAATAGTTTCCGTCCATGCTTCGATTGGCTTGACTGGCTTGCCAGCTGCTTCTCGCTTCATGGCGTGATAGGCAAGAAAGACAAGATCGGAAATTCCGATCTTCTCCTGCGCCTGGGCAATGGTGTGACCCGTTTGCTTTTCCCACTTCACCCATTCAGGCGGTGCAGCCGTGTAGGTGATTTGGTCGCCGTTGTTGTATTCAATTGTTATTGGTAACTTCATTTTTGTCTCCCGATTAGTAGTTTCTAACTGAATGTTTCAGTAGGTGTTCCCACCACTATGAATGATAGATCAACGGTCTGTGCGTCAGGTGCTGACCCGCCGACTGCTGGAAATACTGGCATGACGTTGAATGCAAACACCGCACCAGTCACGGCAGTCAATGAAACTGCAAGTGTTGTGTTTGGTGCTGATTCGCAGGCAGTCCATAGTGCTTCACACAATGAACCTGAAGCGCCCCAGTCTGCAAGCATTGAAACGTCGAATGTCCACTGGTCGTCAATGTGCTTGTAAGCCTTGCCGTCTAGTGTTTGGTAAGTCTCGACGGTTGGTGAATTCGCAAGTGTTGCGCTGGTCGCCTGCGCGTCATAGTTAACTGTGGCAATGGTCACGACTAGATCGCGACCCGTAATGATTGTCGTTGGCATTTTGTCCCCTAGTTTGTTTGAGTGTAGTAAGTCGAAACATTGATGTCTGCCACCAGCATTGGACTTTGACCTACTTCCAACACCGTCGGCTTTTCAACAACGCCCACGACGTATCCTGCGGGCATTGCCGCAAGAATTCCTATGATGAGTTTTTCCAGGTTATCAAGTGAACCTGCGTTGCTATTTGAAGCAACAATTGCAGTGATTGCAAAATTAAGTTTGACTTTTGTTGAAGCCTTACCGATCAGCACGACTTCCATGAACGGTGAATCTGGGACGATCACTATTGCAGGCGGAATTGGCGATTCGGGAACGGACGCGTAGCAGGTAGCAGATAAGCCACTGAAGGCGTTTGCTAAGGTTGCACGGGTTTCCGCAATTGAATTGGCGGGCATTTATTGAACGACCGTTTCAACGTCCAGGTATGGCATAAGCAAGGTTGACACGCGGTTGGTCAGGCTTCGACCCATGCGGTACGGCGTTGAAGCAAAATCGACGCCTTCGATCTGTCCACCTGCGGCAACGCGTGACTGGAACACTTCGACGCTAACTGCCAAAATTGCTGATTCGATTGGTGCGCTGGTTGCATAGATGTCAGCTGCGGAATAGCCCGAAAGTGTTGCAGTGCCTGTTGGAATTATGTCGCGCAATGTGACGTCAGATGAAGTCAATGCAGCGGTGAAATAATAAAATCCTGTTTTGACAACGGTGTGTGTTGCCGTAAATGGTGCAGGCAAACCAGCAACAATGACTGACTGACCAGCAACGAAATGGTGTTCACGTTGTGTGTAAAAATACGCAACGTTTGATTCTAATTTGTAAGCGTTAACGGCTGAAGTGTTTGCGACAAGCATTGGCAAAATGACGGCTTCGGCGGTGTTAATAATTTCGTCCAGGTAACTGTCTGAATAAAGTGAAACGGACACGCCAAGCACCGTGCGCAATTGGCTTGCAGTAACAATGACTGGCATGTCCGTTTC